CGGTCCATAATGGCCAGCACCGGCCGGATTGTCCTGTCAAGAGTATCCGCTACATCATAAACGGCTGTTCGGTTCATCCGGCCCATAGTGTCTTTCGGATGGATGTAGGTAATATCCACCTGTACCAGACGGTCACTATACACATCATCGACTGTTGTCGCTGCCGGCATCAGTTCGACATAAAAATAAGGCGCATCCGATTTTTCTACATTATCGAAGTGCACCCTGCATTCCGGGTATTTTGTTTTCAGTACGTTTACGATGGCCGCTTTGATTTCACGCAGTGTAATCATTCATCAAGCACCGCCTTTATAATGGTATCGGCGTCATCCCGGAACGTCTTTTCCGCCTGCAGCATCCCGCGATGGAGCATTTTGCTCCCCTTTACGAATCCTTTCCCGCCACGGGGACGGTGTCCGTATTCGACATGGGCGGCATATTCGACGTTATTATAGATTTCCACCTTGCCCTGCACCGCCCTTGACCGTTTCCAGCCGCCTTTCAGCCGGCCTGTATCAACAGGAGTATTGTCCTGGACTTTCCCTCGGATTACTTCTGCTTCCTGGGCGACGAACTGATTCATCTTTCTGGCTCCCTGTTCCTCGATTTTGGCTAATCGTTCATCGAAGGCATCGAATCCGCCAAAATGCATTCCCATCAGGCCTCCTCCTCTCTGCGTACGCTGATTTCCTGATGCGCCTGATATTTAAAAGCCTTAGCCGCGTTAAGCTGGAACGTCTGGCCTGCATGGGTAATCGTCAGCACGTCGTTCGGCTGGATGTCATACGCTGGATCTAGACAGATACGCAGGTCCGTTTTTGTGAAGAACTCCCGCGGGTTCTGACCGCTCTGCAGTTCCTTTCCATATTGGGTCAAATGGCAAGGGATATCCTGATAGACAGCCTGTAAGGTGTAATCATCGGCGCCTTCTTCATCTTCTATGGAGCTTTGCCGGTACACGGTCACAGTGTCCGTATACATATATTTCGTCAGTAGGCCCTTGCACCGTTTCCATGGCATTGCCATATCCACCACTCCTTACAAGCTCTTCGGACGTCGGTACAGGTTCAACTTTGGCTTGAGGCTATCGAAATCGTTCTCCATTATGTCACCTGTAGCCGTGATATCCGAAATAGCGAACTCGTATTTTGTGTCATTCTGCTCGATGCTTTTCAGTGGTGCCCGGCCTCCGTTTTCAGCGTCATCCAGCCAACGGGCCACCATATCTTCAGCGGTATAGACTAGGGCTTTCGGAAAGTCAGCCCGATTGCAATAATCCAGAACATCCTGAACGAATTTCTGGGCCATCCGTTTTGCCTGAGAGGTATCCGTAGTATTCTGAGTAACTGCGGCAACGATTTCTTCGACAGCTTCATCCGGTGTAATGTAACTCATCGGGCTTCCCTCCTTTTACGATTTATGCGCCGGTACTGCTTGTGGCGGCTTTCGGAGTCAGGACAGCAAAGGCGTTTTCCTTAACCGGCAGGAAGCCGAGACGCATAGTTGCTTTGATGGCAACCATGTCATTTTCAGCCAGGGACAGCGGTTTGCTGTCTTCCATAGTCACGGTGGTCAATGTAGCTTCACGAAGTGTTTCGTACTGAATCTGGTCACGGATACCAATGATGGAATAATGCCAGTTACCGGCGATAGCACGGGCCTTCGTGGCGTCCCAGGCACCATTGCGGCAAAATTCGATGGGCTGTGCATACAGGGTATTCTGGTCTACGTCCTGTACATACAGCTGATTGCCGTTGGCATCACGTAATTTACGCAGAGAGTTCTTCATGTCGTAACCCGCCACAAAACCGTCAACATCTAAGCCGTTATCTTCCACCTTGGCCATGACATCGGAGATATCCAAATCGAGCTGCTTATTCGTGCCTTCGGCAACAGTGTATTTGCCAGTCGTTGCTACATCTACGATGTTCTTTGCAAACGGGCTGTTGGTGCCGAACAGGCAGGCGGCGTCAATCGCTTTATAGAACGCTTCCGCAATGTACGGCTTGATGGATGTGAATACATCGATAGTCGGATCTTCCAATTTTTCCTTGCTGACCGGAATGATAACGCCAATCTTTTTAGCCACCAGTTCCGGGAAAATCCATTGTGCTACGGACGTTTTAATGCGTTCCGTTTCACCAACCCAATAAGCACCCGGGCCGGATACCATGACCGGGAATTTCTTTGTTTCCGATTCCATAGGCTGTACATTGGATAAGCGCATAACGCTGGATCCACGGACCACGTCTGCAATGATTTCACTTGCAACGGGGGTCGGTACAAAACCACTCAAATTGTCTTTTAAATAGGTAGTATCTGCCATGTTATAGTCCTCCTCTTATCGTTTAGCCTGATTCTTGTAAATAGCTTCAAAAAAGCCGTTTTTAACGCCTGTATTGACATTACCGTTCCCGGTATTGCCAGCTTTCGGGGCTTTACCTTTCAGCTTTTCATTGACTGCGGCTTCTACGGCTTTTTTGAACTGCTTATCGAACGTTTTAACGCGTTCCATTGTCGATTCGTTGTCATCGGCAATGAGGTAATCCATGAATTCAACCGGAATCTTGCGGTCGGACAGAACCTTCACCATTTCGAGTTTCAGCTCTTTTCGATTCAGTTCCTTCTCTTTGGCCTCCAGTTCTTTCTTCATGGTTTCCTGTTCTTCTTTTGCCCGTTCTTCTTCGGACAACTTAGACAGGCGTTCCGCTTCTTTCTTCGCCTTAGCCGCTTTCTGTTGGTACTCCTTTTCCCATCGTGCTTTGGCTTTAGCTAACGCCTCGTCGATTCGTTTCTGCACATCGGCTTCCTGGTTCTCTTTGGTCTGGGAATCCGATGTTCCCGGAGTGGTTTTCCCGTCTCCATTATTCTCTGTGCCATTTGTCGTATCGGCCGCGCCACTGTCTGTACCGCCATCTGCAAACCGCTGCAGGTCGAACTTGAAATCCTCTGCCATACACATCCCTCCTAAAAGTGGCATGAAAAAAGCGCCTGATTGCTCAGACGCTAAAAAAATTAATTTTGTCTAGGCGGCCCAGTCTTCCGCGGGGCTCGGTTATACCAGTCTAAATACATAGCAGCCTCCCATAATGACCAATCTACTTTTGCCGATCTCCAAAAAATTCTTTCCAGTGTGGGTTCTCCTGATCAAAGATTTCCTTTTCTTCTGCTGAAAGCTCCCAGGGGTAGTCGTGGAATAAATTATACTCTTTCTTTTTGTCAAAGCTGAAAACCCATTCACCAACTGAGTCTGTTTCTTTCCACCAGATTTTATCTGTCTCCTCATTTTTATACCATCTGCTACTTGACATGACCGCCACTTCCTTTTTGTTGTTGAGCTTCATCGGTATTAATGTACCCCAGAATATCCTGGAATTCAATGTTATCCCGTAATGATTCTATGTCAATGAGCATAGCGTCCCCGCCTACTGTTTTCCGACAGCCAAACCTTGTTTTCAGGGTTTCGGAAATCGACCCATATATACCAAAGTCATGCCACCCATTAGAATATCCCTGAAAACCTGACTGTAATTCAAGGTACTGTAATGCGTTCCCCGTATTCCGTACAATAGCCGCATGTTTGCCAACAGCTAGATAATATGTCTTGCCTACTGTTAGATTATTCAGTAAATCTATTGTGCCTGCTATTTCTTTTTTGACATGAGTAATTGCAGCGTCTACTCCTTTTAAATGGCATACCTTTGCTATGATATCGTTCTGGGCGAATAACATCTGACTGTCTCCACCCCTAAAATCCAGAACGTCAAGTCCGTTCATATTACCCGCGTACGCAAAGGCTAGCGACGAGCAAGACCCGCCAGTCCTATCCCCGCCAGCCAACCGAGTTATGATAGTTTGCTCATCCGGTTGCACTTTCCATGGGTGAACTGCGTTATACGCGATACCCCTATTCTTAGCTTCCATAACGATTTCTTTATAATATGTAGACCCTAATATCGATTTAGATATACCTGCTTTATGGGTGTCATTCCATTCCTGGATGGTCATGCTTTTATGAACATACAGCTTTTCCCATTCCTTATAGGTCATGTCAGCCGGCACATAGTACGTTTTGCCCTTGTCATTCCTGGCAATGCGTGTCCCGGTCTTCTTTTTATCCGGCCCGTACAGGCTGCCACTGATAGTAGAACGGCAGTTTGGATGCAGTGGCGGAGCAGTACTGCCGGGGCTGTATTCGTCTAGTTCGTAGACATGGCCATCGTGTTCCCGGCAGGTCGCTGACGTACGACGGTCCAGCGTTGCAATGAACCGATAGTATTTCATACCTGCATCTTTGATGCTGTCATAAGCGGCTCTGTTCTCGCTGAAATTCAACTCCGTCCGGACCAGACGGCGGGCATCACTGACACCTACATCCATTCGCCGGGAGACCAGCCGGGACAGTGTATCTATACTGGTGCCTCTGTGCGTAGCCTGGACTATGGTTTGCTGGATAGTCTGGGCCAGTTTTGCATTATTCTTCCAGATCCGCTGACTATAGTTTTTGTCGCTCCATGGTGTTTTCAGGATATCCAGCACCTGTTTATCGTCAACAGCCGTTACCGCAGATTGTAACCCGGCTTTTTGACCGATATTGTACAGATTATAATAATAAAAGTCCTTATAGGCTGTCGGCAGGAACCGGTCTACTCTGTCTTCCGTTTTCTTTGTCAGGTCTGCAAGGTGTACCAGTGTTTCAGAGTACAGCTTATCCAGCCGGGTAATCCGGCTGCGCATGGCCAGCGTATTCAGCTCCCGGAGAATTTCCGCGCTGCCTGTATCCCGGTACTGTTTCAAATAGTCCTGTATATCCATACGCCATACACGGTACTCACTGCCTTGCAGGAGCTGGGATGCTTCTACATATGTCAACTCGTTATCCCTGGCAAATCTGGCATACAGGTCGTTAACGTCCTTACGGATATGCTCCAATGCCTGTCGGTAGTAAGCAATCAGCTCGGCTTCCAGTTCCTGTCGGCACTTCTTATTCCATTTCTCCTCCAGCTCCGCCATCCGCTGGGCCCAGTACTGTTCGTCCGTCATTTACATCACTCCCGAAAGCGTCCTGGCGTTCCGTTTCTTCCCTCTTAAGTTCATCCATTTCAGTCGCCGGGTCGGCAATAAACGGCAGCAGGGACAACAGCCGCTTCTGGGAAACCAGACCATACAGCTCTTTAACGATATCTGCCTGCTCTTTGATATCCGCCGGGATGTTCGCCGTGAAGGCGATTTCAATATCCCGGAAATCAATCGTTGCCGCACTTTTCGTCTTCAACATACCTGCAATCAGCTCTATCCGGCGTTGCAGGCCCTTCTTGAATCCGACTTCCTTACGGCTGCGGATCTGCTCCATGCCGATGAGCTTATACTTGATAGCGACACCGGAAGCATTCCCGGAAAACGCCTCATCG